ACATTATTCTGTCTTCCGGCTCTGACATCCAAGCTGCACAGTCTCTTGGTTTAGATTCTACCGCATTAACTAACTATGCTAAACAGTTCGGTACTCAAGCTCTTAGAGCGTTATTGGGCACTAGAGGCGGTAGTGCTGGGGTTGGTGGCGCAGGTGGTAATACTGGTTTAGGTGGCTTACTTGGAGGCGGTGTTAACGCTTATTTGTCTAGTCAACAACGCCAAGCAATTCAGAATGCTTATAACCAACAGTCGCAACAAGTGGCACAGGCTGCCGCTAGAGCGCAACAACAAGCTACATTTAAACCTATTGGTATCACTACTGCTTTTGGTCAGTCACAATTCCAAGTAGACCCAACTACAGGTCAGTTAATATCTGCTGGATATACCGAGACTCCTGAAGTCGCTGCACAGCGTCAGCGTTTGTTCAGTCTAGGCGCACAAGCGTTGCCCACAACTGCAGACACACAAGCAATACAGGAACAGTATATTGCACAGCAACAAGGATTATTAGCACCAAGCCGTGAGCAACAATTAGCACAATTGCGTAATCGTCAATATCAGCGTGGTACTACTGGTCTTGCTACTGGGGGCACTGTTGCTGGTTATGCTCCCAATGCTGCTGGCTTGATGGCGACAAACCCTGAGATGGCTGCATACTATAATGCACTCGCTAGAGAAGATGCTGTTTTGCGTGCTAACGCACCTACTTATGCTCAGAATCTACTAAATCAGCAAATTGCTACAGGAACAGGATTGTTTGGACAAGCAGGTACTTTAGAAGCAATGGCTCAGAAACCATTAGCATTGTCAACAGACTTAGCAAAAGCTCAAGCCGCTTCTGGTGCATACGCTGGTCAACTCGGATTGACAGGACAACGACAAGCTGCTCAACTAGCTGCTGAGGGTTCGTTATTAGGTAATGCAGCAATGCAGGGTACTTACAATCAGTTAGGACAAGTAGCAACTGGGGTAGGTAATACTGTCGGCGGTATCTTTAGCCAAATCCCAGCAATTCAGAATTGGTTAGCATAAGGAATAATCATGGCACAACAGTTTGATAGTATTGTAGGTGGTCTATTTGGGGCTTCTCCTGAAGCTCTGAACATTGCCCGTGAACAACAAGCGTTAGACTTTGCAAGTAAAGTAACTACGGCAGAAGGACAACGACCCGGCTTAGGCTCTGTCTTAGGTGCTAATGTTATGGGCGCTAGAGGAATCAGAGAACTAGGAGGTGTGTTTGGTGTCGAAGACCCATTAATGCAGCGTGTATCTCAACAACAGCAGTTACTAGGTGGTGTTGACTTTACAGACCTTGAGTCTCTGACAAAAGGCGCACAACAGGCAACTGCTGCTGGTCGTCCTGATATTGCTGATGCACTTGCTAAAAAAGCATTGGAAATTAGAACTAAAATAGACGAGCGACAAGCAACTCGTGATACCCAATTGTTAATTGCTCGTGAAAGAATTCAAGGTCAATTAGATGCTGCAATTCAGCGTGGTGCTGACCAAAAAGAAATTGCAAGAATTATGGCTGAGGGAAGAAAAGACATTGCTGCATTAGCGGCATCGTTAAAAGGACCAAGAACATTATCTGCAAGTTTACAAAAAGATGAAGGTAAAGATTTAGAAACTATTGATAGTTATGTTGCACAGCGTAGTGCATTAGATTCTTCTATTCGAGCATTAACACCAAATGAAAAAGGCATCCGGTCGTTAGAATTAGGACCATTAAAAAATGCAGAATACCTTGCTCGTAACGCTGCTGGTAACTCTACTCCAGAAAGTAGAGCGTACGAAGCATTAAAATCATCAGTTGATACGGCTGTTAATTTACAAGTTAGTGCTGAAAAAGGTGTACAAACCGACAAGGATGTGCTGCGTTTTGCTCAAGCGCTGATTGCAGCGTACGGACGCAATGATAGTGAAGCAACTTTCCAAGCATTAAAACGCTATCAACAGTCTATTATTGATGCTGAGAACAGAACTAAAGCTCGTGTTGAATCTCGTAGAAAATCTCAAGGCATTGAAGAATATGGTTTTGGAACTTCTCAAGCACCAGCGGGTGAAAAGAAAACAAAAACTATTACTCTTAAAAATGGCACCGTTGTAACTGTTGAAGATTAAGGATAAAAATGCCTAAGTATACAATTAACGGACAAACAATTAATTCTCCTACTGCATTATCGGAAGATGATTTGTTAGAATTGTCTCAGCAGTTAGGTGGCGGTGTTCCCATGCCACAACCAGTAGCGACTCCTTCGGATGTCCCTTCTATAGCGGCACAGCCTACACAAGAACAACAACCTGCCCCACAAAAACGCTCAATGGTTGACGAATTAGGTCGTCAAATAGGTTTAACAGGTAGAGCAGCCTATGAAGCCTTTACTTCTCCAGCACTTGCTGTCTTAGAAGCTGGGCGTGGTGCGTATAATTTAGGCGCTCAAGCATTGGGTTCTGAAAGCAGAATACCATCTTTTGCTCAAGCACAGAGTCAAATGCTTGGTCAAGTATTACCAACCCCTGAAACAACCACAGAACGAGCAGTTCAGGCTGGTACACAAGCAATGGCAAGCACTGCTGGTCTCGCTAAATTAGCACCTAATGTTCCAGCATTGGCATCAGACATGGCTAGACAAATTCCATCGGCTGCTGTTGCTGGTTTAGTTAGCCAGCCTATCGCAGAAAAGGTTAAAGATATTACTGGAAGTGATTTGGCTGCCTTAGTTGCTGGTGTTGGTTTTGGTACAGTTGGTGCTGCCACAACAGGGAAAGTATTAAGCGCTACTGCTCCCGGTAAAGCACCTTTATTTACAATGGAAGAAGTGAAAAAAAGAGCATCTGACTCGTATAATAAAATGGATGCACAAGGAGTGTCAATTAAGCCGCAATCAACATTAAACTTAGTTGACGATATTCGAGTTGATTTAGACAACATTGGGCGAATGGTCCCCGGCACAGCTCAAGCTGATTCAGTAAATGCCACTTTAAATAAAGTTAATACAATCATTAGTCAACAGCCACAGGGTGTGTCTTTTACTGCATTAGAGAAAATTCGTAGTACTCTAAATGATTTACGCATGAGCAAAGATGCAGATATTAGTCGTCTTGGTGGTATCGCTGTTTCAAGAGTAGATGATTATATTAGTAACTTAACTGGTAAAGATATTATTGCTGGTAAAGCTGGTCTAGATGCTGCAGTTAAAAATGTTATGTCTGCTAGAAAAGATTGGCGAAATGCTAGTCGTGCATCCGTGTTGGATGATGCCTTAAATACAGCAGAAGCAAAAGCATTAGACCCAAAAGCATCTGAAAGTGAGTTAATTCGTCGAGGTTTTATTAATATTGCAGGCAATAAAGATAAGATGAATTTATTTAATAAAACAGAACAAAACATCATTAAATCGGTTGCTCAGGGTGGTACTTTAGACCCAGTGTTAACTTTAGCCGCACAGTTTAGTCCTTTGAGGTCTAAATTAGCTGCTGCTGGTGGTGCATATGCGTTCACACAAGCTCCTGTTGCAACAACAGCCGTAGCTGGAACCGGATTAACTGCTGATTTATTACAAGGTGCATTGCGTCGTAGAGCAGCACAACAAGCTGTTAAACAGATTGCATCAGGCGCTCAAGCACCAGCGCCGAACTTAGGATATGTTGGGTTACTAGGCGGTGCGTTAAATCCTCCGGGACAATAATAAGACTATGAGATATGTCAGACCAATTTGGGTTTATCGAAGGAGCAAAGTCTGTAACCAGTAGCATGGACGCTAGTCGTGAGGCTAGTAAGTCCATTACTAAGAGTATTGTCGATGTACAGAAAGACGCTGCAGCAGTAGCACAGCAAAAGGACCTAGAGCGTAAGAGACAGATACGGGAAGCACAGGTCTTTAAAGAGCAGTATTTCAAGAGAGCAATGATGGAATGGCAACGCCAAGAATCCATCCGTATCGAAGAAGCTAAAGTCAAAGCTGATTTCATTAGAAAGCATGGAGCTAAACGCTGGAGTGAAATCGAATCCATTAAACAAAAGATAGAGAAACAAGACAATGAACTTACGAGAGAGTTTAAACACGATTTGGCAAAGGTTCGTAGAGCAATGTTCATGTGCTATGCAGTGGCTGCGGTCATTGCTTGGTATCTAACTTGGGGGTATAAACAATAATGTTACCATTAATGGCACTATTCGATGTTGGGATGAAAGTCCTAGATAAATTCATTCCTGACCCTGAAGCTAAGGCTAAGGCTCAGAAAGAGTTGCTACAGATGCAACAAGAAGGTAAGTTAGCTGAGTTAAACGCTGACAATATTGAGGCACAAGAGCTTACTAAGCGTCAACAAGCAGACATGGCTAGTGATAGCTGGCTGTCAAAGAACATACGACCCATGACGCTAGTCTTTATCCTGTTGGTCTATTCTACTTTTGCTACGATGTCCGCATGGGACATTGAAGTAAACAACAATTATGTTGAACTACTAGGTCAGTGGGGTATGCTCATTATGTCCTTCTATTTCGGCGGACGCACGCTGGAGAAGATAATGGATATGAAGAAAGGTAAAGATGAACCTAAGCCATAATTTCACCTTAGAAGAACTAACCCACTCTGAAGTAGCAGAGCGTAAGAACCTAGATAATACCCCTAACGCTACCGAGGTTGCTAATCTAACTCGATTGGCAGCTTTGCTTGAGCAAGTTAGAACCCTCTTAGGCAAGCCAATAATGATTAATTCTGGCTTTAGGTCTAAACCAGTCAATGACTCTGTCGGTAGCAAGGACACTAGCCAACATAGGATAGGTTGTGCTGCTGATATCAGAGTCCCCGGAATGACCCCTAAACAGGTCGTAGAGGCGTGTTTGGCTTCGGATATACCCTTTGACCAAATCATCGAAGAATTCGGCTCTTGGACGCATATAAGCGTTCCTAACGCTACTTCTGACAAGCCCCGTAGACAAGCCTTGATTATTGATAAGGCTGGTACTAGGAATTTCGTGTAACATAATGTCGGTATTTATCAACATTTATTGACACTTTGTAACAAAAAAGAACCCCGCCGAAGCGGGGCTATAAAGACACACTTAGGGGTTAAATCTCACAGCCTCCTGCAGTACAGCTCAAAGTCTGAGCGCCTTCAACATTATCG